AAAATATTTTCCTCCTGTATTGATCGGTATTCCTATTATTATAAAATCATCATGTGGACCAAATCTATAATAATTTGCACCTGTCTCATTCATATGATTATATAAACAGCTTATGGTTATTGATATGATTGCAATCCAAATAATTACTATTCGACTTACTAGTTTTTCCATGTTTTCCATTATTCGTTGTATATTATTTTTCATAAATTATATTTAAGCTTTATTTAAATTAATACTTAAAGGCATTTTCATGATTTAATATTTGACACTTTGTCATTAAATTTTTGGTCATTTGATTAAATTTCTGGTCAATTTGATTAAATTTCTGGTCAATTTGATTAAATTTCAAAGCTGTAAAAGTCCGATTTCACTTCACGTGTTCCAAAAGACACATTCGGATCCTGTGCCGGTGGATCCGGTATTACTTCCGGAATGTATCGCAGCTTCTCCGGTTTCAAAACAAACGCACGCCCTGCTTCATTAAAAAACAAATCATTCTCCTCCAAATTGGTATCCACTGTTTGATATCGCATCGCCAACATTTGTGTTCCATAAGTTCGCATTGTAATTGAACTTGGATTATCTGGATTTGAACCCTTGTCCGGCATTCCTATTGTCATATTTAGCTTATTGTATTCAATTAGTTCTACCATATCAGGAGCATTTATTATATCATAATAATTTAACGCACGCATAAAAATAGAATTACTTGTCATATTCACATATTCATAAAATGCTTCAGACTCCATAAATGCAAGATTACTTCTATCTACAATTATCACCACTTTTCCTGCCATTTCTGGCAATTTCACCGAACCAAAATTCTTGCTTTGATTTTCAAAACTATACTGTTTTCCCATTAACATACTATTATGACTTTCCAATAACTTGGCAAAATTATCATACATTGGCAGGTTTGAACTCTTTATGCGAAGATGTAAAATAATGGGATCAAATGGATTTGGTGCAGTTGAGCTGGCAAATGCATAGTCTCTTATGATGTTTAGCACATCACTAAATTGCACTGAATTAAATGTTTCTTTAATGCAATAGCTATCTGATGTAGAAGTCGCCACAACAGGTTGGTCGTCAATAGAATACACTTCAAAATCCAAACCTCTTACACCCTGCTTAATAAGATCTTTCAAAACACATGTATTCACATATCCATTTTTGTAGTTTCCTCCTGAACAACAATTGTAAGCAGATTTAATATAATAATCTCTTAGTGCATACTGATACATTTCATTGTTCGTATCGATTGATCTTATCTTACCATTTAATGTTCCAAACATGTCATCCATATATTTACAATCTCTAGCCTTCATTCCATCTGAAAATACGGATCCAGAATAATAAAGATAAACCATAAATGATATCAATATAATAAACATTGTTACAATTGTAAAAGCCTTTACAGCAGTGGCTTCTTGCATATTTTTTAACATATTCATTCCATCTTGTATTGCTTTTGTAGCTTCTGTTCCTGTTTCTGACATATATTTATATTAATATAATATTTTTACTTTTTATCTTTTACCTTTATCTTTTACTTTTTATATAATATACTCAAATAAAGAATTAAAAAATAATAACAATATATACTAATTATGGCCGGTGGTTTAATGCAATTAGTAGCCCAAGGGCAACAAAATATTATTTTAAATGGTAACCCCTCAAAAACATTTTTTAAATCCACTTTCGCACAATATACAAATTTCGGCTTACAAAAATTTAGAGTTGATTTCGAGGGTTCTAAAACTTTGCGTCTTTCAGAAGAATCTACATATACTTTTAAAATTCCTCGTTATGCTGACTTGCTAATGGATTGTTACCTTTCTGTCGCTCTTCCTAATATTTGGAGCCCTATTTTGCCCCCACAAGATCCAAATAATAGCACTATTCCTCAAAATACCAACAGTGAAAATTGGGTCCCTTATGAATTTAAATGGATACAAAATTTAGGTGCGAAAATGATTTCTAAAATTAGTATCACATGTGGTAATTATACTCTTCAAGAATATTCTGGCGACTATTTGTTAGCAGCAGTTCAGCGAGACTTTTCTGGTCAAAAAAAAAACCTTTTTTATGAAATGATTGGCAACATTCCTGAACTAAATGATCCTGCCAATGCCGGTTCTCGTGTCAACTCTTATCCAAATGCATTTTATAGTCCTGCCTTAGCCGGTCCTGAACCATCTATTAGAGGCCGCATTTTATATATTCCACTTAATAACTGGTTTGGTCTTAAAACCCAAATGGCCTTTCCACTAACATCGCTTCAATACAATGAGTTGCATATTAACGTTACATTGAGGCCAATTAATCAGCTATTCCAGATTCGTGATGTATTTGATTCTGTTTTTAATTTTCCCTATATAGCACCCAATTTTAATGCTTGGTATATGCAATTTTATCGATTCTTGCAGCCACCACCCGACATCAATATTGGCATCAATTCTTATTCCGATCAAAGAACATTATGGAATGCCGATGTGCATTTAAATTGCACTTATGGCTTTTTATCTAATGAAGAAGAGCGCGTATTTGCATTAGAAGAGCAGAAATATTTAATCAAACAAGTCCATGAGCAAATATTTTATAATGTGACTGGGCCTAACAAAGTTGAGCTTGATTCACTAGGAATGGTCGCTAATTGGATGTTCTATTTCCAGCGTAGTGATGTGAATTTACGTAATGAATGGTCTAATTATACCAATTGGCCTTATAATTATATGCCACAAGATGTTATACCCGCGCCATCAGCCGGCGATTATACAGTTTATCGAACAAATTCATTGGGTCAAACGGTGCCCGTAAATATTGGGCCCGGTGTGAATCCAAATGGAAACTTAACTGGTCTGTTAATTACACCGACTTATACGCCTGAAAATGACAAATATATTTTAGTTGTTTTAGGTATTTTGTTAGATGGATCTTATCGAGAGAACATACAGCCCGCTGGTATATTTAATTATATTGAAAAATATACTAGAACTAGTGGTAGTGCGCCACCAGGGCTTTATTGTTATAACTTTTGTTTGAATTCAAATAATGCTGATTTGCAGCCATCCGGTGCAATGAATATGAGCAGATTTAATCAAATTGAGCTAGAATTTACTACAATTACTCCGCCTGTAGATCCATTGGCACAAAGTTTGACAATTTGTGATCCTGAAACAGGTGATATAATTGGTGTGAATAAGCCAACTTGGCGCATTTATGATTACAACTTTAATATGATTTTGTTTGAAGAGAGAATTAATCAGGTGATCTTTATTGGAGGCAACTGCGGTTTAGCTTACGCGACATAAAAAAGCGATAAAGCGATAAAGTGAAAAAATAAAAAATAAAAAATTGAATATAATATTACCATTCTTAGTAATATTATAACTAGCAAATCAAAAGCAGAATGCATTCATCTAAAATTATCATCTTATTTATTTTAGCCATTGGCATTGTTTCTAGTCATGAAATATATACACGAAGTCAATTAAGGGGGTTGCATCATTATTATATGAATAAAGCGTTTAATGAAGAAATACAGCGTATTATAGAAAGAGTTGTAGTATCAGCTAAAAATAATGGAACAAGTTACACCGAACGTTATGCTCTACCAAATACTGATTATACTGGTGAGTTCTTGGCCAAATTCAGCGATAAAATAATCATAAATCGTTTAAAAAATATATTAATTGATAGCAATATTACCATCTCTGAGCCTACATGCTGCATTAATTATGACGGATACATATGTAATATACAAATTAGGACAGAAATATGTAAATTTATTTATATTAATTGGTAAGAGCATAGTACGCGACTATATTTGACAGCATAATGGTCACAATTTTAATACTCATTCCATTAAAAACGAGAGCATAATGGTCACAAAACCGTCGGACAAAAAAGTCGTCTTTAAGTTAAAAATAATATATATTAATCCTTCAAATTCTGGACTCCTATACTTTTCTCCAAAAATTTGTCAAAATTTTTTGGGTTTTGGACATTTTTAAAATGTCCATTTTTTAAAACCTAAAAGTTGCTTTGAATATTTTTCATCCAAAAAGTGAATTGTGAGCATAATGCTCTTAAAATTAAAAAAACGATAAATATTTTGTTAGCATAAATTTTAAATATTTCAAAAAAAAAGGATTTAGGGAGTTTTTATATTGTATCTTATTATGGATATAATAGATACAAAAAATTGCTTAAATAATTCCTCTAAATTTATGTGTAATATTTGTGACTATAATACAAGCAAAAAAAGTAGCTACGATAAACATTTATTAACAGCAAAACATACAAATAGATACAAAAAGATACAAGAAGCAACTGAAATGTTGCAAAAGGTTTCCCATGAATCATATAAGTGTTCTTGTGATAAGGTATTTAAATATCATTCTGGCTTATGGAGACATAAAAAATTATGTGTACAACAAAAACAAAACAAAAATACCGATAAAAAAAATTCACCTGATGTAAATACATCAGATCTTTCCGATAAAGAAATAATTAAATTGCTTATTCAAGAAAATTCAGAAATTAAACATCTAATCTTAGAAATTCTGAAAAAAGATACATCAACCGTTACCAACAACAATAACAACATTAACAATTCACATAATAAAACATTCAATTTACAGATCTTTTTGAATGAAGAATGCAAAGATGCCTTAAATATTAGTGAATTTGTTAGTTCAATCAAAGTAGAATTAGAAGATTTAGAAGCCACCGGAAGATTAGGCTATGTAGAAGGAGTTTCTAGAATAATGAATAAAAACCTCAAAGAACTTGATGTTAATAAAAGACCCATACACTGTTCAGACCTTAAAAGAGAAGTTTTATATATTAAAAACGACGATCAATGGACAAAAGAAGAAGAAAATAAACCTCTTCTTAAAAAAGCCATCAAACAAGTCGCTTTTGAAAATATCAAACAAATTAACGAATGGAAAAAAAAACATCCTGGTTGTACTGACTCCGACTCAAGAAAAAACGACCTATATTTAAATATTGTAGGTAACGCTATGTCTGGTGTAACAACTGAAGAGCAAATGAAAAATATCGATAAAATTATCAGCAAAGTCGCCAAAGAAGCAATCATCGATAAATAACAATTTAACGCAGTAAAATTCCATAAATAAAACATTAAATATATATAATTATATGAACTATACATATTTACCTAGTCAATATTGCAATCCTAATACATCTGCATTAGATATTTATTCTGATTTAACTAATGGACAACTTAAATTCATATGCTACCATATTACAACTAACAGTTATTATCCTTTTCTTCAAATTATGTTAGAATTAAAACAAGATACTCCTCGCTTTGTTTGTCCATCTATAACTATTAATAATGATAGTACCAGTGCAGATATTGCCTTTCTTGTTTTAAGAAAAATAAAAACCGATCTAAAAAAGCTAAGATGTAATACTGATACACTAACAAAGCAGGGTGCATATAAGGGTATATTTGTACAAGAAGAAAACATATATGCTTTAATAGATGTTAGTTCAGTAGATATCTCATGTCTAAATTTATCAAAATCATCTCCAATATGGTTTGCATTGCCAACTGAAATCGCTAATATAAATAGTATATGTGATATACCAATTTCAGAAGATGTAATTAAATTATTTACATATTTGTTGCCAGAATTAGGAGTACTATATAAGAAAAATACTCGAACTAATTATTTGTTGCCAGATATAGTTTACACCAAATCAGCTTTAAAACAAGCAGAATTTAGAACAATATTTGGACCTTCAAATGATAAAATATATATCCATTTTTGCAAATCATTTATTAACGCAGTTGAAGAAACAGTAGAAAAGGATCTAAATGTAGAGGCTGTAAATGTAGAGGCTGTAAATGTAGAGGCTGTAAATGTAGAGGCTGTAAATGTAGAGGCTGTAAATGTAGAAGCTGTAAATAGATACGCTTTATTTATAGATGATCCAATAACAATAGGAATAAGTGGTCCGAAAAATAGTATAAAATCTATAGAAAATCTAGAAGAGACAATGCATAAAAACTATAACTCAAGAAATTGTATTATAGTACAAAATTGGCATATATTAGTAAAGAAATATGAATTATTTACGCCAATGGCATACCATGTTTTAAATATGGAAACGTCAAATAGTATAAAATAATATGTAAGTAAAGATGATTTATTTATTTCTTAAATAAATATATAATGTCTTATTTAAATTTATTTTTACCTAAAGCAGATACTCTAAATGTGCCAGATCTAGGTTCAGGCCTAAGTTTGGGAACAAGATCATCATCAAGTAAAAATATGAGTAAAATAACGGTGTTTGGATTAACAATGTTAGTAATATATACGATAACAAAAATTTTGAATTTTTATGGTATAGGTGTAGAGAAATATGGATCCTATTTAGTATTTTATATATTTTTACTGATTTGTGCGAATGTAATGGACACTGATAATCCAAAAGTATAATATATATTTTTGTCTTTAAGTTAAAATATAAACAAATAATATATTATTCACATAATTATACATGCGTCTCAAAAACATCTATATTTAATGGTTTTGGTATAACACTTAACATATCTGCTTTAATTTGTTCAGTTATTTGTTGTATTTCATCTACCGTCACCTGATCTTTTAAATTATCAATTATTTCACTATCAATCGGGTCACGCCCATTTATTTTTTTAAAATCTTCAATAAATTTTTCAACAAATTTCTTCATCTTTTTTTCCTTTTGTTGTTTTAAACTATTTTTCTTGGCTCGGTTTTCATTTGTTGACCATTGATTTCTATATCTATCAGTAGATACCATCTGACCACACATTTCTGGTTTAATAATTTCACTATATTCAAAATTTCCTTTAAATACAGTTTTAAATTCCTCCGTTATTTTATCTGGAATATCTGGACACGTTTCTATAAGACGATCAAATTCTTCTTTACTCATCTTTATTAGTTGATTTACATTCATACGTTCGTCCGGATGCCTTGCTATTTCGATTTTAATATTTCTATAAAATTTATCCCATGCAATACCAGATACCCTATGCGCCTCA